CAAATGCTGCAAATGCTGCCAGGCGTGGAGACATACCTGGTGTCATTGATGTCCTGTGGAAGTCTTCTACTCCAAAGTTTAAGCCAGGTAAGGAACCCAAACGTGGCGGTTCGACAGCGAGTAATTGGCTGGCGTTCCAATACGGATGGAAACCTCTCCTGGATGATATCGATGGAGCAATGAAGGCCCTTGCGAAGTATCATACCGATACTCGTGGGAGCGTTCGTATGGTGACTGCGTCTGCTCGGAAGGTTATTGTCAGTCGAAGTGACATATTGCAGCACGGTGGGCGTACTAAGATCGGCACAATTAACCGTGTCGATACTTATAATACGCGTATCGGGCTTAGGTATGCCATTGACAACCGACTTCATAACTTTCTTTCACAGACGGGCTTTACCAACCCCGTGAATCTGGCATGGGAGTTGCTACCCTACTCTTTTGTCGTTGACTGGTTCCTACCACTTGGACCTTGGCTCGAAACGCTTAGTGCGTATGGAGGCTTGGTTTTTGTAGATGGATATCAGACCGACTATGGCAAGAGAGAAACTACGGCTTCAACTTACTGGAGTGGTTTCGGACCAGCTAGTCCCACTACACACGAGGAATGGTATGGATCGTATTCTGGTAGGAGAATCAGGATGAGAAGGAGTCCATTAACTGGATTTCCCTCTTCTGCCTATCCCACTTTAAAGAATCCTTTCTCGACCACCCACGTGCTAAATGCGATTGCGCTGGTACGGAGTGCCTTCTAGTAAGCCAGGATGAAGCATCTCATGATTTAATCAGGAGTGTTACTATGCCGGCATTCGGCGATGTAAAAGTGTCGTCTATCCTTTCTGCTACCGCTCTTACAACGAGCGCGACGGTTGGGGTTGACGCTACGTATAGCCCCATTGGTTATGTGACCCCTGGGGTTGCACGGTGGGAAGACCAATCAAGTGGTGTTTCGGTTGGTTTTCCTAGCTTCACCATGTCCGTGCGGCCGCCTACTAAAGGTAGCCGTGTGTACAAGGTGACTGCTAAACTGTCCCTACCGACGTTGGAGGCAATTAGTGGGACTAATGTTGGCGGGTTTACACCCGCTCAGCAAAAGGCCTACGAATGCCAAGCCATCGTAGACTTCCTGTTGCCTGAACGTAGTACCTCTGCCGAAAGAGCGAAGTTGCTCAATCAGTTGGCGTCTATGTTCTTCACAACGGTGAATGCGTCCGACGGATCGCCTACCGATGCTACTGGTAGCCCTCTGTTGAGCGCAGTAACCTCCTACAGCCGACCGTTCTAACCTAGCCGGATTAAAGACCGACTAGCTATGTTCGATTAACTGTAGAAAGGAAAGGGATTTACCATGTCTTCTAAGAAGTATGGTTACAAGTTCTGTAAAGAACTTGCCAGTTACCGTGTTCCCTCGGGTCTTAATAACCGAGTGATTACGGACTTCTATTCAGCCCTGGATTGTCCTCGAGCGTTGACTGCGTACTTGCTATGGAAACATGGCGAGCATGCGCAGTTAGCTAAACTCGAGTTCGACCCTAACAGCTATAGTAATATGGCTGCTTGTCGGGATGCCTATGCTGCAACTAAGTTCTTGTCGAAGTACAAAGGTTTGACCTTTGACGACGATTTGGACGAAGTTGCTTTTAAGAAGTTCGAAGAATTTGAACTTCTGTGCAAAGGCACGAATGCTCGCTTTCGCTCTTTATCTAACGATGCCCTTTATAAGGACCACGTCGTCTCGCTGCATTCCGCAGTGATTCGTAAAATAGAAAAGATGCTCGGCGAGTATTCAGCTGAAGAGTTGTTCGAATCACCTGATTGGGGCCCTGGTGCCTCCACCCTCATTAAGAGGAGAGAAGCCAGTGCTACAAACAAGTTCCAGTCAGAGACTGGGATAACACGTGACTTACACGCCCTTATTACAAATGAGATACTCGAGGGAGCTTATCCCCTTTGGTACGCTCATTTGACTGAAGTAGGTTTTCCAACCTACCAAGTCGGTAATAAAGTGGTGACTGTCCCGAAAGATGCTTCAACGAATCGAGTTATTGCTATCGAGCCTGGAATGAACTTATGGTTCCAGAAATCGGTTGGTGATATGATTCGAAGAAGACTCCAACGGTGGGGTGTCGACCTTTCGCGCCAGAATGTCAACCAAGAGTTCGCTCGTTATGGTTCAATTCATAACTCGCTAGCTACAGTTGACCTCTCAAGCGCGTCAGATTCAATAGCGTATTCTGTTGTGGAGGAGTTGATACCTCCACGCTGGTTTGCGCTACTGGATAGTTGTCGTTCACCTTTTGGTCGTCTGAGAGACAAACAAGTCAAATGGGAGAAGTTCTCCAGTATGGGGAACGGTTTCACATTTGAATTGGAGTCCTTAATATTCTACGCAGTCGCAAAATGCTGCGCTGAATATGTAGGATCCCGTGAGAGTGTAAACTCTTACGGCGATGACATTGTTCTGCCATCGTCAGCCTTTCAGGTCTTTTCAGATATGATGCGTTTCTACGGCTTTCGCATTAACGGTAAGAAGAGTTATGTGAACTCTCCTTTCCGCGAAAGTTGTGGTGCGCACTTTTATCTGGGCAGCGACATTAAACCCCTTTATCTTAAAGATAAAGTTCAGTCCATTCCGTCGGCGTACCGACTAGCGAACGCTATCAGGAGACTTGCTAACAGGCGAACTTCACATCTCGCCTGTGATGCTCGTTTCCATAAAGTGTTCGACACCTTAGTCAATTCGGTTCCTCCGCGATTTCGATTGCGGATACCTGATGGCTATGGTGATGGTGGTTTCATCGGTAACTTGGATGAAGCCACGCCTAACCTTGCTAGGGATAATCCAAGAACTTTAGGGTTCGAGGGTTATCTTGTTCCTAACTTGGTGGAGGTAAGTTCTACTTACCAGGACGAGCGGAGAGGCTATTTACTAGCCAACCTGTGGGCTTTGGAGCTGCGCCCCCAACGGGGGAAGACAGACCAAACTAGACTTCAAGCGATTAGAGCCTTGACGCTTTCCAATCCTTCTCAGACACTTAACTCGGTGCCTTCGAAGGAAAGGTTAGTACTCAAGGTTTCTAATAGTCTAGTCCAACAGTGGTCAGACCTTGGTCCATGGGTTGATTACCCAGACGACCAGGGAGACGTAGTCGAGAATACGACTGCGTCCTAATCCTGCTATCCGCAGGACCATCTGACCTAATGTGTAGGTCGTGGCTGTGCTGTTATAGCACAGCTATTTCGCCATAACCCTTATTCACTTCGGGGTAGAGGCTGGG